ATCTTCTTCGCCAGATTGTAGGCGCAAGCCCATCGGGCGAAGCCGAGCCACGAATTGACCGATTGGACGATCGCCGCCTTCGTGATCGTGCCCTCCTGCAGCTTCTCCATCATCCGCTTGATGCGCCGCTTCTCCCGCCGTTTCGACTCGGTACGGAGAAGCAGGTGCGTCGCTTTGATTTTGAAGCCGTAGGCGTTCACGCCCTGCCGCACATAGAAAATCTTGGTCTTCTGGTTGGTCTCAAGGTGCAGTCTCTCTTGGAGGAACACCTTGATCTTTGCTAACCACTCCCGGGCGATTTCCTTGTTTGGCGCTATGACGACGACATCGTCCATGTAGCGCGTGTAGAGCGTCACACCGAGGAAGCGGATGCAGAATTGATCGAGCTCGTTGAGGTAGATGTTGGCAAAGTCCTGAGAACTCACATTTCCCAGCGGAATCCCTCTCTCGCCCTCCGGCGAGCTGTCGATCACTTTGCAAAGAAGCCTGTAAAAACGGAGGAAGTCCTCGTATTTCTCGGGGTACTTCTTCTTGAGCTTCTTGTACCGCTTTTCGTATGCCTTTCGCGCCGCCGCGTTCTCCTCATACCGGATCGCCGCAACGGCCGCGTCATGCGCCCCTTGCAGGTCCTTCGGAAAAGCCACGTCCCGCCGCGCGAGGTCGTACCTGAGCCTTTTCGCCGCGTCGATGTAGTCCAGCCACAGTCTCGCGTTCTTGTGTTGGTGCTTTTTCAGATACCGCGCCAGCACGAGCACGCTTTCACCGACCTCTCGGAGCGCCGCATCGCAGCGCCTCCGCTCGTTTTTGTCGCCGATCCGCCCGCAGATCGTCAGCGCCTCCTCCGGCGTCACGCCGCCGTGCCGCACCAGCTCCAGCGCCTCCAGCTCCTTTTGTCCGATGCCTCCGGCAAGTAGCCGCTTCACGGTTGGCTTGTCCACCCCGAAGAAGGCCGGCATGGTCTTTGCCCGCCAGTTGAGCGCGCGGCTGTTCATGCTGCCTTGGATCGCGTCGTTGATGATCTTTTCGCATCCGGCCTTCGCCAACTGCTCGATGCGCGGGTAGCGCGTCCACAGTCCGAGGTAGGTCAGAAGCCCCTCTGTGTTCTCCCGCGGATCGTCTCCGTCCAGCTTAAAGAACTGCTCCGCCGCGCAGTATCGCAGCGGCGATGCCGCGATCTGGTCTACGCCGTGTATCGCGTAATCCCCGATCCTTCGGCACATCCAGCTGTCACACTTCGCAAACGGCTCCGTCATGGTTTTCTGCGCCACGAGCCGCGGCGTGTACTGCTGTTCTTCCTCGCTCCACGCCCATTCTCTCCGCCACTTCTGGCACTTGCCCTGTGCGAAGTAGTAGGCGGCCTTTACGCAGCACTCCGCGTCGTCTGACTCCCAGCGCCCGTGATGCTTCCACACGCCCAGCGCGACCGCGCGCAGCGCCCCATCGATGGCGCGCAGCAGCACGACCTGCCGGTATTCGTCCAGCGCTTTTCCGTTGCGCAGCCTTCCGCGCGGATAGAGCGTCACACCGCAGCCGCAATCCGGGCACAGAAGGTTCGACCTTGCCTTGACGTCGTTCTCCTGCTTGAAGTGCTTCCATTCGCGCTCTGTCCACCATACCTTTCGGCCGCAGCGCGTACATTCCGTGGTCACGCCGAGCCTTCCGTTCTCGTCCGCCTCATGCTCAAAGAAGAGATAGCCGATGAAGCACCGCTCGATAAATTCCTGCTCCTCTCCCGTGCAGCGGAACGGGACCTCCAACGCGGCCTTCTGCTCCGCCTCTGTCAGATTGCACCGCATACCGTCACCTCACAGGAAGTCCGCGATGTCGAGGATCTTCTTCTGCGCGCTGCGCGGCGCTTCCTCCGCCGTCGGGCAGAGGTCGATCTCCATGCGGAAGCGAACATCCGCGCCCTTGAAGTAGAAGCGCACCGCCTTGCGGTAGGCTTCGAGGTCGGAAATGCTGCCCCCGACACCCTTGGCGACCGCCGCCATGCAGTCCTTGAAGCTGCCGCCCTGCGCCACCGCCTGCGCAAACTCCGCATCCTGCCGGCAGAAGTCCGTCAGGGCCTCGCGCACGCTCGGCGCCATCGCGTTCTCCTTCTGCCCGCTCACGTTCTCGGCGAGCTTATTCAATGCCTGATCCAAAAACTCGTTCATACCCTTGCTTTTCTTCCCCGCCCTGTGCTACAATGGCAGGGAAGAGATCTCCTTTCGTGTAGTTTTCTTCGCTGCGGTTGACCGGTGCCACGGTCAGCCGCTTTTCTTATGCGCTCTCGGCCTGAATGGCCGCGATCTCCTCCAGCTCCTCGTCGTCGAGGTAGTTTTTGCCGAAGTGGAAGCGGAACTCGTCCACCGTCCAGCCCTGCTCGATCATCGCCTTGCGCTGACCGTAACGGCGCAGCGTTCGCATGGTCTCGGCGCAGTTGTGTGCCGCCTCCGGCCCGAAGATGTGGCAGCGCCCGTGACACAGCCGCACCTTCAGGCCGTACCGCTCGCATTTCTTCCGGTCCGCAGCGTTTCCGCCGAAGATGTGGTGGAAGTCCAGCGGGTCCTCCGTGCCGTCGCGGCCGCAGAGAAAGCACACTCCGTCTCTCGCGTTTTCCCGTTTCATGTTCTTCTCTCCCTTCACTTTCTCCTGCGCCGCTCCAGACTGGTACGGCGTTTTGCATTGCGGATCCTGCTCTCGCGTTTGTAGCCCATCGCCACTTCCACGCGCTTGAAGTCCTCCGCCGCCTTCGCGCGGAAGGCCTCCTGCTCCGCTTGATACGCGGCCCAGCGTCCGCATCTCCACGCGCCGTCCTCCGCCTTCCCGTGGCAGCCCGCATTGCGGTCCGGGCAGTCCAGGCACGGTCCCTTGATGCCGCTCCCCATCATGCCAACACCCCCCTCCAGCGCCGCGGCCGCGAAAAAGATGGCGACGGTCAGCGCCCCGAGCAAGGTGTCGCGTATGCCTTCGCGGTTACTCGCGTGTATCCGCTTCATCGTGCGGTTCCTCCTCAAATACTTTCTCCAGCGGGATCTCGTGCTGGCAATGCGCCTTGGTCTCTTGCACGATTGCCGTGTGCGCGATGGTCCCGTCCTTCCGGTAGCGCATCTGATAGGCGATGGGCAGCATCGCCTGGTAGCCGCACCACCGTGCGGGCCTGCACCATACCAGGTAGCGCTTCGCGGTCCGGTATCGCTTGCCGTCCATGTCGCCCGCTGCCATTGCGCAGCGGCGCAGATACTCCTTCCGGTCCATCACTCGTCCGTCATTTCGACGGCGATCTTCCCGAGCACGGAAACGGTGATCCACTCTGCCGCAAGAGTGGAAGATGCGCGCGTCAGCTCGTTCGCCAGCGCACGGTAGGCGTCGTCGTTCTGGTCCTTGATGGCGTCCCACATTTCCTTGTGGACCTTCTCGATATCCTTGCGCATCTTCTCGGCGCGCTCCAGGTAGCCCTTCAGCGCAGCCCAGCTCTCGTTGTCGCTCGCAAAGCCGCGGCCGCGCTCCTCTGTCATGCCCTCCAGCAGCTCCGCCGTGGTGTGCTCCAGATTGCCGAGCAGCTGCGCATTTGCCGATAAATTACTCATTTTTGTCTCCTTTCTTCTTCGCCGGTCCGATGATCTCGCACTCGACGCCGCGTGCAACGCCGGTCCAGCCGACGCCCCACTTCTGCGCCGCCGCTACGACCGCGTTCAGCCGGTTCTCGGCCTCGACGCGCACGGTCGGCAGCTTCTTGCTCTTCAGCTTGCCGTCCGGCGCGGCGTAGGTGTATTCCTCGCCGTCGGTGTACTTCACCTCATAGATCCATTTCTTCGCTGCCATTGCTTCACTCCCATTCATACTGATAGCAGAAGATGTGCCCGCCGATGGCGCCCCATGTTCTGCTGTTTTCGCCTGTGGTCGAAAAGAAAACCACGTCCATCGGCAGGATCGGCTCGCCGTAGAGGGCTTGTCCCACCGCCGCAAACTGCTTGTCCGTCGGCGCTGCCTCGTCGAGGTGCGCCGCTGTACTGAACTGTACAGCCCCGTTCCCGTCGGTGCCCTGGAAAATGACCTCCTCCACGCTGTCGGGGAAGTTGTCCGCCGCAACGCGGTTGAGAATGACCTCCGCCACGGCCTGCTGGCCCTCCAGCGGCTCGCCCCGCGCTTCCAGGTAAACGATCTTTGCGATCAGCTCGCAATCCTCCTGGCTCACCTCGGCATAGCGGCTCGTCGTGATGCTCTCCGTCGGCTCCTCGTAGGACGTGAGCAGCTTCGCCCGTGTCTCCTGCGCAACGACAGGCGGCTCCGGCGTCACCTCCGAGATCGTCTCGCGCCATTGTGCGTTCGCCGCGATGTACCCCGCCGTAAAGGCCAGCGCCGCGAGGACGACGATCAAAAGTGTCGCGAGCAGGTCGTCCCGCTTCTCCGGTTCGCGGTGGATCGTCACGGTGATCTCTCTCGTCTCCATCATTCCGCCGCCTCGCTTTCTTTTGCTTCCTCTTTCATCGCTCCGTGCTCGGATTCCGGATCTGCCATCAGCGCCGCCATCACCGCTAAGACGTGCAGCGCGGGAAGCTGCAGAGCACTCGCGTACTCCTGCACGATGATGCAGATGCCATTGATCGCGGATGCGGCATTGTTCGCCGTGATCTTGCAGTTGCACTTCTCGTTTCCGGCTGTCTTTCGGAGGGAGATCTCCACCTCGTCGCCAATGTGTCTCTCCGTTACCCTCATGGTCTTTCCAGTCTCATTCATGTTTCTTTCCTCCTGTTATTTTGTGGCGGCTTTTCTGCGGCCGCGGTTTGCAAGGCTCTCCTGATATCTCGTCAGGCCAAGCTCCGGATCATACTCGCGGCGCTTGTTCCCATCGAGGCCGCCGGTGTATCCGCGCCGCAGCTCCGCGTAGACGGCTGCGGCAGACATTCCGAGATCGACTGCGATCCTCGTGACATTCTCGCCGGCCGCGTAACGGCGCGCCAGCGTTTGCCGGTCCTGCATCGTCATGGTTTTCATCCGCTTTTCACCTCATTCCTCTCCGCTTTTCTGCGGCGAAATAAAAAAATATTGCAGAAAAAGATGTTAAATCCTTTTCTGCAATCATTATGCTATCTCACAAAAAGTGAAAAATTCCGCGAAATACCTTGCAATCGGAAAAACAACAGCATATACTATTTAGGTTATTGCGGTACTTCCATTTCAGATACACCTGCCGCCGGCAGGAAGGAGAGACAGACTATGCAGAACAACAAGCTACGCAACGTCGCCATTATCGCGCACGTCGACCACGGCAAGACCACGCTTGTCGACGAGATGCTCAAGCAGGGCGGCGTCTACCGTGAAAATCAGGAGGTCGTGGATCGCGTGATGGACTCCAACGACCTTGAGCGTGAGCGCGGCATTACCATCCTTGCGAAGAACACCGCCATCCACTATGGCGATACCAAGATCAACATCGTCGACACGCCGGGCCACGCCGACTTCGGCGGCGAGGTGGAGCGTATCCTCAAGATGGTCAACGGCGTCATCCTGCTCGTGGACGCCGCCGAGGGTCCCATGCCGCAGACGCGCTTCGTGCTTTCCCGTGCGTTGGAGCTGGGCCACCGCGTGATCGTGGTCGTCAACAAGATCGACCGCCCCGACCAGCGCATCCACGAGGTCGTGGACGAG